TTAATGCCCCTCGTCGGTTAGTGGGTTGAGCCGCAATGCGTCCTGCAGGTGGTCCGGTGACAGGTGCGCATAACGCATGGTCATAGCCAGCGACGTATGCCCCAGGATTTTTTGCAGCGTAAGGATGTTCCCGCCCCGCATGACGAAGTGACTGGCGAAGGTGTGCCGCAGCACGTGGGTGGCCTGGCCGGGCGGGAGCTTGATAGAGGTCTTCTCCAGTACACGGCTAAAGGTCAGCATGCAGTTGGTAAACAGGCCGTGACGCTTGAAGTAGATCTGCAGAGCCTTTTCCAGCTCTCTATCGATAGGAATCGACCGGGTTCGCTTCGACTTGGTGTTGGCAAAGGTCACCATGCCGTTTCGCACTCGCTCAGGTGTCAATGCCTGGGCTTCTCCCCAGCGGGCACCCGTAGAAAGGCAGACCCGAGCGACCAGGCCAATGCCGGGGCTTGTGGTGCGGTCATCCAGGGCCTCAAGTAGTTCCGCTATCTGGCACGTGGACAGGAAGGAAATCGGGCGTTCCTGCAGGCGCAGCGGGCGAACCTTGGCCAGCGGGTTGGGGTAGTCGATATCGCCTAGGCGGTGCAGCTCGTTGAACAGGGCTTTCAGGTAGCCGAGCCGGTTGTTTAGCGTCTTGCCCTGGATACCCGCCTTGAGCAGCGCGCTTCGGGTCTCGCAGAAGGCATTGCCGGTGAGATTGGCCGCCACGGGGTTGCCCAGGTCTTTGGCCAGGTTCTGCAGGGTGCGGAGGATCGCGGCACCATCCGCCAGGGCATGGCCGTGCAGTTCGTGATAGCGCGTGCAGAGTTCGGAGAGGCGGCGGCGATCTTTCGGCTTGGGCGTCCAGGCAGGGGACTCGACACATTTGGCCCTGCAGGTGGCTTCGAAGCGCTGGGCCTCACCCTTGGTCTTGAAGGTCTTGCGGAAACGCTTGCCCTTGATGGGTTCAACGTCCACCTTCCAGCGGCCATCGGGCAGTTGTTCAATCGCCATCAGACAGCACGCCCCCAGCGCACGTGCCGTTCCTCGAGGATGCCCTTGATGTGCTTGTACAGGCCGTCTTCGTCCATGCCCTTGGCGGCATAGTGGTCGCGGATCACCGGCCAGCATTCCCAGTCCTTGAGGCGGTGAAATGCCCGTCTAGCGCCCACTCGCTCCCGTGCCAGCAGGCTGACGAAGTTTCCCAGGAATAGCTCGACGTTCTTGCCCGAGAAGCCACGCGAGGTCTTGTATTGCCGCTTGTACTCGGTGTCATCGACCAGGGAATCCACCGGCAGGTCGACGCGCACATCGTCACGGATGAGCGTCCAGATGGGCTCGAAATAGCCAGGGCGGGCCAGTAGCTTGAACTGGCGCAGACCGTAGCGCCACAGGCCGTCGAGGTGCGGGGCGAAAGCGGCATAGCTATTGGTGTCGATGACCTGACCGCTTTGAAGGTCGAAGGAGCCGCTGGCGAACTGCTGGATTACCGAGTGGTGATAGCGCAGTTCGACGCGCCACACATCCTGTTCCGGGTTGTAGTTGTCCGGGTCGCCTTCGTCGAAGCTGTCACGACGACGCCAGACGCCTTCCCAGTAGTCGAGCTTATCGGCGGATCGGGCTTGGAGGGTCTTGTTGTAGATACCGAGCTGGACGCTACCGGCCGAGCCAAACAGGAAGGATTGGCCCTTGCCGTAGGTGGCGGACTCCAGCGTCCACTGAATTTCCTTGATGCCGGAAATGTCGCGGGCCGCACGTGCGCGGCAGTGCATGCGCGCATTGAGGTCAGCCGGGGGCGTCCAGCCTTGCAGGTCTAGCGCCAGATGGACGGCGCACTGGTTGCGCTCCACATTGGTCAGGACATGGCCGGCGTAGTAGTCCAGACGCTCTTGAAGACGCTCGGGCGAGAAGGCGTCGATGGCGTGCGGCGAGACTTCGATTTTCAGGTGGGGGCCGATGTTTTCGAGCTTGGCGTTGAAGTTCTTGATCAGCAGGATGACGCCGAGGTCGGCGTTCTGCAGCTTGTACTGGTAGCCGGAGTCCTTGCCGACGCGACCGGAATGCCAGCGCTGGCCAGCGAAGTCGACCAGGGTGCCGGGTTTCTCAAACAGGCACATGACTTCCGGGCGGATCAGTCCCCGGTAAAGCTGGCGGACGGTATCAACGCCGCAATGCAGGATGCGGACGTTGGATAGGTCGGTTATCCGGGCCGTTTGATGGTCGAAGAACAATCGCCCGGCTGGCGTTTCGTTGAACTCTCGGTCTACCCGAATTTGGTCTTTAACGGCCATCTTCTACCGCTCCATATAGTGACGAATTGAAACTGTTCTTCTCGGTTTATCTGACGTGCTACAGGGACGTCAGCAGGCGCGTTCTGCGCGCCTGCTCGGGGCTCGCAGGCGTGCGCAGAGCGCGCACAGGACGTCCCGTTACCCTCACCACAGGAACTGCCCCTTTTCGTAGGTCACCACCGTGACGGGCGGCTGCGGCGGTTCCTGGGTGGGGTAGGCGGCGGTGTTCTGCTGGTTGGCTTGGGCCTGGGCGTAGCCGGGTTGCTGCTTGCTGCGGTCGGGGATGGTCGGGTCGAAGTAGCCGTTTTCCACCACGTTCAGGCAGAACTGAAAATCCGTTTCGACCTTGGTGCCTTGCTGGGTGTAGCACTGGCAAACCATCTGCTTGCCATTGACCGTGCCGCTGGGGCGCTTGGTGAAGGTGCGCCGGTAAATCTCCGGGTCAGCGCTGGACAGGCAGTACAGCCGCGGGAAGGTCTGCGGCTTGGTCAGGTCGTCATAGACCGGGGCCGAGGCGGGCAGTTGCGGCACACGCGGGATGCGTTCGCCCAGGTAGGTGGCGGTGGGCTTCTTGCCCGTCTCACCCGAGGACGGGCCGAGCGGGTTGATGAAGGAATCCAGCGCGCCCTTGGCCTGATCGACCACGCTGGGCGAGGGCGCGAGCGCGGCGGCCTGGGCTTGTTCCTCGGGACTGAGCTGGGTGATGAAGCGGTACGACCAGACGCCGGCGACCGCGATTACCGCAGCGGCCATTAGGAACTTGGTCGGCACCTTGGTCTGAAAGTGGTGCTTGGCGTTGGTGCTGGTGTAGGCGCCGAAGTAGCGGCTATCCAGGCGCAGGGCTTTCTTGTCGGCGTCCTTGAAGCTGCTTTTGACTTCGACCTTTTCCACCACCACTTCGGATTCGAAGCGCAGCAACTGGGAGGACTTGAACACGCGCCAGTAATGGATATGGCTGTTGCACAGGCGGCGTAAGTGAACATCCAGGTAGCGCGGGTCCTGGGTGATCAAATGCACTTCGTGGCCCTGATGGCGCATGGTTTCGAAGCGGGTGATGTGTTCCGGCGGCCGTGCCCGAGGATCACGCGCACCGAACCAGCCCTGTGCTTCGTCGACGACGATGATGCTGTCGTTGGGCAGCTCGTACCACTTTTCGGGATCTTCGAAGGCGAACCACTGCGCCTCGAGTGTCTCCGGTTTGAGGCCGTTGATGTTGTGGTAGTAAACCACCCGGTTTTCGGCCAGGGCCTTCTGATCCACTTCGCGGATGGTGTTGAGGGTCTTGCCGTGGCCGGGTTTGCCGGTGCGGATGGTGAGCATGGGGCGGCCTCCTTAGGCTTCGATGGAGGTGCCGCCCGGCTTGCGCCAGACCTGATTGCGTTTGCGATCCTGGGCCTTGTCGATCCCGGCCAGGATGAAGCGCGTGGCGATCGCGGCGAAGTACATATTCACGATGATGTCGAAGCCGGCGAGGCCGAGGATGCCGCTCACCTCGGCGCCGAGCTGGCCCATGCTGGACTCCAGATAGCCCTTGGCCTGATCGATGACCATGTTGAAGCCGACGTAGGAGACGAAGCCGAAGCCGATGACCCGCAGCGCCATTTTCACCAGCGGGCCGACAATCATGATGAGCAGCTGGGCAAGGAACAGGTAATGCATCACTGACCTCCTACGGAACGGCCCACGTACAGGGCGCAGATAACCGCCGTGACGGCGATGAGGAACGGCCCCAGGCCACTGGCGAAGTCGCACAGCGGCTGAAAGCTGAGGCCCACGGAACGCCCGGCCATGGACAGGGAAATCACCCGGTCAGGCGGGCAGGACGGGTTGAGAAAGCGGGTGCCTTGCTGGATGAAGGAGGGCACGTCGATATCGCCGCTGCCTTCTTGCAGTTCGAATTGCTCGCCCTGGAACAGGCCTTCCACATCGGCCTTGTTGCCTTCGAAGTCGGCCATTTCTTCGGCCTGGCAGAGTTGTTCTTTCTGCTTGCGCAGAATCTCGCAGTCGATGGGATCGCCCGAGCACTGCAAGGCGGCATCGCAACTGCCGGCCACGGCTTCGCGTTCGGGGGCTTCTTCGTCCTCGCCTTCTTCTTCGCCCTCGGGCTTGCAGCCATCGCCGGTGCATTCGCTGCTTTCGTTGCCGGTCGGATTGCCCTCGGCATCGGTGCCGCTGGTGGTCGATTCGGTCTTGCTGGTGCTGGTGCAGGGTTTCACGCCCTTGCAGCTGGTCTTGTCGGTGGTGGTGTTGGTGGTGGTCGAGCTGGAGCCGTCCGGGTTGGTGGTCTTGGTGCTGTCCTGGCTGATATCGGTCTTGCTGTACTCGGGCGGCGGGGTGCCGGCCTTGCAGCTATCGCCGGAGCAATCGACCTTGCCGGGCTGCTTGTATTCCTGGCTGCCGGTGCAGGAGCGCTTTTGCGTGCCGTCCGGCTGGGTTTCCCAGTTGTCGCAGTCGCTGTCGCTGAAATAGCTGGGGGTGGCGTCGGAGGGGGCCTTGCTCGGCGGCTGGTCGAACACGCTACCGGCAGGCGGGTTGTCAGAGGTGCAGGTCTGGCCCTGGCCCCAGTACACGACGACGCAATACACCGACTCCAGATCGGTCTGACCATCGTCGTTATCGAGGAAGCGGTTGCATTCCTTGACGCCCGGCGCCGAGTACAGGCACGAACCGTTGCAGATGGAGGGCGGTGGCGGATTGGGGACGGCCTGAGTTAGCGACCCGGCGTTGTACTCATGGTTGAAGGTATCGCCCAGGCTGGATTCGCAAAGGTCGGGATCTGGCTCCGGAGGTAACTCACACGCGCCTGTTAACTCGTTATAGGTCTTGCCAGACGGGCACGAATCGCCATAACGATAGACAAGAGTGTAAGAGTTCGTTGAGCCATTATTGGCCGTTGCATGACAACGCCCAGCAGTAGGCGAATCAATAATATAACCAACATACGCACGACCTGAGCCAGGAATAAACGCCGCCTGACAGGCTTCACCGATGCTAGGACGAGCAACGTTAGAGGTAAAGAGACCGCCACCCGAAGGGCTAGTGCGCCAGTAATAATCCGCAGCACTGGCCTGCCCGACAACGCCCAGCCCCAGCAGCAGACCCAGCAGCGCTCTGAACATCATCCTCACACCCTCCCGAAGAACACGAGATACAGCGCCAGGACGGTGAGAATCAGCACGTAGAGTTGATAGTTCATGGCGGTATCCGGATAAGAAAACCCCGCCGAGGCGGGGCTTTGCTTGCGTCGGCACATGCGTGCAGGCACGCGGTTACATCGCGCGGCGCATGTACTTGAACGCGGCAGCGGCGATCAGCACGACCAGCACCAGACCGCCCAGCTCGACTACGTCGGTCTTGGCGGTGCCGAGTTCGGTGCTCACTTCGGCGGGGAGGGCGGCGTAAGCCTGCTGAACAGACAGCACGCCGATGGCAGCAGCGGCGCCCAGGGAGCGACGCAGGGTCTTGATGTGTTGCATGGGTGTTACCTCGCTATTTCAGGACTTTTTTCAGGACGAGGAACCCGAACACGGTGGCGAACAGAATCATGGCTTCGCCTTGCAGTTCGGATACGTCATCCCAGGTGAGCGCAGAGCCGGTCAGGCCCTGCATTTCGTCGTCTGCGACGGACACCAGTTGGCCGGTGCACTGGAGTTCCCCAGCCGCGCCAACCGTCCAGTTCCCGTCGCAGGCGATGAAATTCATCGAGCCCCCTGTTACTCGGCTAGGCTGGGGTCGCGGACGACCTCAGCCAGATCAAGGCAGTCGGGGCACACGGTGAAGTCGGGCGCCGTGCGCAGATCGGGCAGGCGGTCGGCCTGGGGGGCGGGCTGGCTGTAGAGCTGGCCCATGGGCTGCCCGCAGCAGTCACACAGCACGCGATCAACGATCAGCACGGCGGCGCCCTCCCGTCAGGCCTTGGCCGGTTCCGGCTGGGCGCCGGTCGGTTTGGCTTGTTGTTGAGTGGCCGGCTGCGGAGCGGGCTTGGTCTGCGGCTTGGGGTTCACCGCTTCGATGTGCAGGGCGAGATTCTTGCCCTTGTTCTGGCCGCCGCGAGCGACGTCGAAGGTGATGCGTACCAGCTCCAGCGGAGCGAACTGGGCGCCGGCTGCAAACACTTCGTCGGCGGCGTCTTCGGCGATGGCCATGCCGATGATGGACAGGCCGTGTTCGGTCTTGCCGTCCGGTTCGTCACCGTAGAAGACCTTGGCGTATTTGGTGTCTTCAACCTGAGTCATCTGAGTGCCCAGGAATGCAACTTCCATAGTCGAACGTGCCATTTGTGTTTCCTCGCTTAGTTGCTCGTGATTGCGCGGGTTTTGCCTTTCAGCAGGCCGAGCGATCCCGCACGGGCAAACTTTCGTTTTTGCCCGAGGGTGGCTCTCGACTTGCCGGGGTTTCAGTTGCCGCTGTCGCAGCTTGTTAGTTCGTTAACACCAAGGGCCTCGGCCCTTGTCATCCCGTTTCGCCACCGTCGCCCGCGACTGGCGGGAAGTCCGCTGGCTGGTCTGGTAGACCGAGCTGGCCAGTCACGGACGCCGGAGGCGATGCGGATTCAGGCGGAGCCCTGCAGGACTCGGCCACGTTGCCGATGGCGATTTCGAAGGCGTTGCCGATGGCCTGGATGCTTTCCTGCAGGCCAACCAGGGTCACGACCGTGGCGGCGATGGCGCCGAAGAGGAACGGGGTGATCCAGTGCCAGAGCAGGGCGACCAGATAGCGGCCGAGGTTGAAGGAGACGGTCATGCGCTCACTCCTAGAACGGAAACTCGTCCGTTGGTACCGAGGTGGAGTTTTGATAGGCAACGCTCCAGAACGCTGGCGGTCGGCGCGGAGGCTTGTGTTTCGCGCAGATGGAAGCCGGCTTCACTCGCCAACGCCCGGTCAATAAATCCCTTGAGAGGTGCACGGGGCGGCACTCGGTGCAGGGTGTGGACGGGCAGGCTACGGGGCGAGCCATCGCGCGAAGGGACCAGCACACAGAGCAGTCGCAGTTCGCGGGGTGCGGCTGGTGCTGGTAGCGGGAGAGGTTCATAGGTCATGCCCTCACCTGGGAGGCTGGAGGCTTCGTAGATCATGCCGTCCACTCCTGTTCCAGCAGCCAGGAGCGGAGCAGGGCGCTGTTGACCATGCGGCGCTTGCCTAGCTTTACGGTGGGGAGAACGCCTTTCATTGCCCAGGCACGCGCGGTGCCGTAGGTCAGGCCGTTGCGTTCCGCCCAGGATTCGACGGTTTCCACATCCTGTTGCGGGCCTATCAGCTTTGAAGGTTCCAGCTCTTCCAGTTCCATGCTCGTTCCGTCACTATTCGTTTCAATGCCAGTTATTCAGCATTGCGTTATCCAAAATGGATCGTGTTGAAACGGATAATGCCATTGTTGATCCGTATTGGATATATCAACTATAGATCAAGTGGCTATGATTAAAGAGCGCGTTATAACTATTTTGAAAAGCTCCGGGATTCGGCTCCCTGAGCTGGAGGAGCGCACTGGCATCAGTCGCTACACCTGGAACAACCTGAAGAACACCGCAAGAAAACGTGAAATCAAGGCTGAGGAGATCGAAGCTATCGTTAAGCTCTTTCCTCAGTACGCCTTGTGGGTGGTAAGTGGAAAAGTAGCTCCAGAGGCAGGGCAAACAAGCCCTGAATACGACCAAGCCAATTCAAAATTGCCCAGTCAAAACGCGGGATAGCGATCACAACGGAAGTAGCAAAACGCTGGTACTCCTGCAAAAAATAGGGCTAGAAATATTGGGTGACTTGTATTTTGGTGTGTTTGCGGTAATGCGAAGGCCTCTAAAGCGGATAAGTCATGAATTAACGGCGGGAGAAAAAGAATGGTTGCTCTGGACGAGTCCTTTGTTGAGCGGATGAAAGTAGATACAGCCAGTGCGGTAGTAGAGTTGTGCGTGGAAACTCTCCGGGCGGTTGAAAGGGCCTCAAAATGGACTGCAAATGATTATAAGATCTTGGTCGATGTGTATATGTTTTTGAGTGCGGCTAAAGAAGCAGGCATTCTGCTGCCGGGAAGCCCTGAGGTGGATGTTTTGGATGTAACAGATCGCAATGGTTTGTGTAGTAGGGTGCAAGTGTGGCTGAATGAGTTGTATTCTTTTTATAAGGGTATTCTAGATCTAGGCATGCTTGATTCTAGCAGGAATCACTTTAGGAGTATGTTTGGAAGCGTATTTTCTTATGAGTTTTCTCAGGGGGATGTAGATAGAGTACAGTTTCTGATAAATGAACTTCGTGAGAAAATTTCTGTAGCCAATTTGAATGAGGGGCATAAGCAGCGTCTACTTGTTCGGCTAGAAAAGTTGCAGTCTGAATTGCATAAGAAAATTTCCGACCTTGATCGCTTTTGGGGGCTGGTTGGTGATGCAGGTGTTGTCATGGGGAAGCTGGGGAATGATGCCAAGCCTATAGTTGATAGAATCAAAGAGGTGGCTGATATTGTCTGGAGAACTCAAAGCCGAGCAGAAGAGCTACCTAGTGGCTCTGAATTTCCTCGACTGGAAGATAAGGGCGGAGAATAGTTTCTGCTGTAAAATCGCAACTTGCATGGAGGCAAAATGAGAAGTGACTGGGACGACGCACCAGACTATCTACGCAATAAGAAGAAGCCCGACCCATGGCGAATGGTGGCCATCCTGGGAGTGGGTTCGGCGATTACCTGGACTGTGATTGCGCTGTTTGCCAAGCCAATCGTGATCAATGTTGACCAACTCAAACAGGCGATCCACGTAGACGGTAAACCCCTGTTCAGCCATCAACCGGCGCCACAGCCCTATAGCGAGCTGGAGCCGCCTCCAAGCTTGCCGTCTGTTCCAGTTGATACACCACCACAGCGCATCCAGCACCACCAGCCAAGCCAAGCCGATATTGAGTGGGCGGAAAAGAGTAAGGCAATGGCAATTGCGCGTGCTCAAAACGACTTCAGCGATAATAACTATAAGCCCAAGCCGCCGGCTAACACCTACAGCCCGCCGAGCTATCAGCAGCAGTCATCCAGCCAGACACAAACTCGACGCATCGAACGTGAGCAAGACGGCCACTGGATCGATAAGTGGAGCGGCGGTGCCCGGTACTATGCCGAGTGGGAAATCGTTAATAACTACATTGACGACACCAGCGTATGTGCAAACCACCGGCGAGGCTCTATAGACTTTCGAGAATGCCGCAAAGGCGCGAAACAGTTCTTTAAAGAACAGTGCAAAGGCTGGGATGAGCGCTACCAGAGCGACCGCAAACCTTGGAGTGATCGGATGAAACAGCGCTACTGTTCCGCCGCAAGTAGCTTTAATCCAATGGGGTGAGTTTTAATGGTGGTGTTGATGGGCGGTGCTCATAGTCGTAGGCCGTTAAAGGAAGAAATAAAGCAAGCGTAGCTGTCTGCGTTGTTTAACGCCTCTTCTTTGGTTAGTCCGGGTTGGCGATAGTTGCCGGCGTTGTCTGTGTATCCTCGTTCAGAGTGATCTTTCGTGTCCGCGTATAAATGTGAAGCCTCATGAATAAGGTATCTAATCGCTTGGTGTGCTTGATTGAATTGGCTGCGTGCTAAATTTATGACGTTTGGGTTGTTTTTGTTTACGTAATTATAGAACGCTATGTTTACTGTTATGTTTTCGTGCTTTAGTGCGCGCTTAGTTGTTTTCAGTATCTGAATTATTTCTGCTGGTATTTCTGTGTTGTCGTTACCTAGTAGAAAGTAATGATTTAGCCATTTTCTTTGCTCTTCATTAATTGAATTGTCTTTTAGAGACTTTATGGCGTTCCTTAAGTGTTGAATGCTTTGGGTGCATGCAGTCTGCGCCATCGTTAGCTTGTCTGGTATGTTTGCACCTGTGACGTTGGTGATAGGCATATCGAGTCCTTGATTCTGCGGGTTGGCAACCGTGAGGCATCACGAAATTCATGAATGATCAACCATAGTTCAGATGTCGAAAAAGTGTCGAAATCACTGTGCCGAATTGAGCCGAAACGAGCAGGCGAGGGGGCCTGAAAGCCCCGTATCAAGCGGGTTTGGCACGTACTGACACGCTACCGAAACGGGTTCGAATCTCTTCTTCACCGCCACTTT